CGGCGTACATTCCCTCAAAAGGGATTCCATTACGTTGAAGGTAACTATGAAAACCCATCGCTCCAAGACCAATCGCACGTTCTCTATATGCTGAATAAGCGGCTTTTTCAAAACCTTTTTTATCTGATTTAACATACTCTTTAAATTCCATTATTTTCATATCAGGAATTAAACATAATCCCCCTGTAGCATTATCTATAAAGTGTTCTAATACATTATCTAGCATTGTAATTAGATCACTAATAAACTGTTCTTCTTCTTTCCACTCATCAAAATACTCTAAATTAACACTAGATAAACAACAAACTGCTGTGCGATCTTCATTTGTTGGCAGTGTAATTTCTGAACATAGATTACTCTGATGTACTTGTAACCCTATATTTTTTTGTAATTGTGGCAAAGCATCATTACAACGATCTAAGTTTACTATATAGGGTTCACCTGTTTCTGCTCTTGTGTGTATTAACTGCCACCATAAATCTCTTGCAGATATTACTTTTACTGCTGTTTTAGTTTTAGGATCTATTAAACGCCACTGCTCATCATTCTTAACAGCATCAAGAAACTCATCTGTTATTGTAATTCCGTTGTGTAGGTTAAGACACTTACGATTAAGATCACCGCCAGTAGTCTTCCGCATAGCGATGAACTCTTCAACTTCTGGATGACTGATATCCATATATGCTGCATAAGAACCTCTTCTTGTAACGCCTTGATTAAAGGCAAGCATTTGACTATCTACTACATGGATGAATGGTATAGTGCCAGTAGAGCGACTACCGTTGCTAGTAGCGATGCCATTAGAACGAACCTCTCCCCAATGTCCTCCGATACCCCCGCCTGCACTCGCAAGCCAAATGTTCTCATCATAATGAGATGATAAGCCATCTCTCGAATCAGGAACGTAATTGAGGAAGCAACTGATAGGTAAACCCCTAGTTGTTCCCCCGTTACTAAGAATAGGAGTGCTGAACATAAACCAATTACTGCTGCTATAATTGTAAAGCCTTTGAGCCAAAGCCCAATCAGTAATACCTTGATAAGTTGCACTAAATATACTGGCCCTTGCATAAGCCTCTTGAGCATGAGTTTCATCCTTCCAAAAATATCTATCTTTTAAAGTTTCTAAAGAAAAAGAATTTAGGGTTTTTTCTTTATCATAGTCAATCTGTATCCCTAAATAATCCTGCTTTCCAATCTTTAATGTCATTTAAGTCATCCTTTTCTTTTAACTGAGATTGCCTATAGCTACGTGTACGCGCTCTGTTTTGCTTTTTATCTTTAGCTTTGTTCTTTTTATGGAACCTTTCTATACGCTCTGCTTTTCTATCGTAGCTGCTCACTAGGATGCCTCATCAAATAGTCCATTAAACGTCTTTCATACCATTCTGCTTTACGCAAGTCTTCTATGGGTTTACCCTTGTAGCGATAGCGCCAGCGATATTTGAGAGAGTTTCCACGCAGATACCCAATGTATTCATCGTGATCAAGCATACCTTCTATTGCTTCAATGCATTCCATATTTCCATTATTATTTAAGTGTTCCTTTCTCCTCACCTTTCCAAGAATAATCATCCCATTTATTAAGTGCTGAACGAATATTACGTCCACCAGTTACGTCTTGAGCATATGCGTCACCAAAAGTTGTATCAGTTTCTTTTACATTCTCAAGATATCCTTTACCTTTCTGCATCATTTCTCATCTCCGTTATTTGTTGATTCGCTACTTTTAACATATTTTCAATGGCTGTTTGATCTATTTCTTTTTGATCTTCCATTTGTTTCTTTAACATATCTGACATATATTTAGCTAATTCTTTTCTTTGATCAAGTTCTAGTTTACTTTCTTCTATTTGTATTTTAGCTTGTATCTCTGCTTCTTTAATAGCTTCTTTAGACTCACGATTAAGTTGAGCCTGTTCTTCTTTCATTTTACTTTGACCTGTTACTTTTAACATATCTATAATTTGAGCG